GTCGTTAGTCACTGCGTTAGGCCCGGTGAAGTAGGGAGAGTCAGGAGCAACTGATTGCGACCTGCGGTTCATTTCAAACTGCCGGTCAAGAAGGATGTTGAACGAGAAGTTCTGCATAGCAGCAACGGGCTGCGTGAACTGGCCAGCGTCCTGAAGGTAAGGGTTCGTCAACCCCTCTGACATTGATACGTCTTGAGAGAGCGTCTCAGGGTTGAACTGGAACCACATCCGCTTGTTGAACACTGGGCTGTTTGCTTGCGTCTCGTCAATCCCCAGGTTCTGGAAGATCGCAGAGTTGCCACCCATCAGCGACTTGATGAACCCACGTTGAACCTTCTTAGTGCCCGACTTTGTGAATGTCTGAGCAGTCCCACCTGGATAGGCGAAGGGAGGGTTGTCCGTGGCGCTGTTTCGCTCCCCTACAGGGAACTTGTAGAACTGGCTGTCACGGTACGACATTAACTACCCCTTACTGAGGCCAATAGGTCACTGTCTTTGAGTAGACGAGTCAACTCGTCAGCGATTGCCTCTGCGTCACCTCGTGCGGACGAACCGCCAATAAGGTTGATTGTTGGGGCGATGTTGATGGTACTACCTCCTTGAATAGACGTGTACGACCCACCTCTGCCGGAACGTCCACTCATCTCAACAGGGTCACCAGAGTTACGACGCTTGTAACTCTCCACAGTGGCAGCAGCAGCACCCATGTCTACGTTGAACGTCTCTGGCTTGCCCTTATACGGCCCCCAGTCGTACCAGCCATTTCCGTTGGTCTTTGCCCTAGAGTCGAACATCTTGCGAGCAGCGCTAACGTTTACTGACGGGTCGTATAGCGATTCGTCATTAGGGATTCCGAACCACTTACGACGAGATGGCCCAAGACTGCCAAGCATGTTGATCTGGAACAGCCCGTACGACGTGTCCCCTGTGCCCTTGTTAGGATTAAGTACTTTAGGGTTCCAGCGGCTTTCACGGTGCGAAATACCAACTGCTTTGACGAGGTCTTGGCCAGACCATCCGCCCTTAGTCATCATGAGACGAACGATGTCGTCACCAGACATCGATCCAGATGAGGGAACGATGGGGACGCTGTTTGCTGAGGCGACCGAACCACCTGAGCGGATCTCCCTGGCCTGTCCAGACTTAGTCATGAAACTAACGAAAGAGTCAGCCTGGAATTGGGCGATCTTCTGGTCGATTGAAATGCCGTCGTACGTACGGAGAGAGACGCCACCGATGGACGTGTCGCCAACCCCGTGCTCACTAGACTTGTGCGTAGTGCCACCGACAGGTTCGCTGGAGAACGATGCGTCCTCGTTGTACTTTCCGTCAGACCCCCACGCTGCCCCCATTTGCTCGTATTCACGACGTGAGTTTGGAAGTTCCGATGGCTGAACGTGCCACGGCTCGTTGTTAACATCACCGAACGTCTTCAGCCCGAAGCGAGAGGCGTTCTGCTCCAACCAACCCATGTCGCCAACTAGGTCAGCAGCAAGACCGACTTCGTGCATCGACCTACCAGGAGGTGCAGCGGGTGCAACCCCTGGATTCTTCTTCCAGTTCTTCCCCTCAAAGACAATGCCCGTGTCTTCGCTGGTCGGGGTGTAGCGGGACAGGAACAGAGCACGCTGATCAGAGGAGGCGCGCTTGCCCTGCCCGAACCCAACACGTCCACCTGATGCCTGGATGAGGGAGAGCAGGCGGTTCTTGAACGTCGGGTGGAGGCTCTTGAACGATGACATGCTGGCAAGGCCAGAGATAGTCGTGGGCTTACCGTATGTAGGAACAGAGATGTTTGGTGTGGCATTTGCAGCAGCGTTGCTGGGCTTCTCTTCTGGGTCACCAGCCAGGAACGAGAGAATCCCGCCGCCGATCATCATAGGGATACCAGCAATAGCGCCAGCCCCACCTGTACCGAAGGTGAGGGCAGCACCGGCAGCCAGTAGTCCAGTACCAGCAGCCCCCATAGCAGGCTTAGCCATGTCCATGTACGGCTTGTTGCTGATCTGCTCACCAAGAAGACCGCTGAGCCTCTCTTCAAGCGCTCCAAACATACGAGTCAGTGACTGAGTCTTCTTCTCCAGATCAGCGAAGTTGTCTGCCTGACGGCGGTAGAAGTTTTCCTCGCGCTCAGCCTGTGTTCGCTGTGTTTCTTCTTGCTGAAGTGCGAAGTTCTCACTGATGCCCATCAACTTCTGCTGTGATCGGTCACCGGGGTTGTACATCCCCGTGCCGCCCTTCTCCTTGTACGCAAGGTTGGCTTCTGCGTACTGGATCACCACGTCCTGCATGTCTTCAGGGAGACCTGAGAACGCCAGCCGTTGACGGGTAACAGAGCCTTGCTGCTTTGCGCCCTTCAGTACCGTCTCGTTGGTCATGCCAGTTGCCTGCACGAGGTTCTGAATTACCGACATCATGTCGTTCTCTTTGCCACCGATGCCGTACATCGACATGCCAGTGGTGAAGAACATGCGGTTCACGGCAGTGGGAGATGCCATTGCCTTAGCCATTGCAGCGGTGTCGGCAGTGGAGTACCCGAACCCAGACATGGTTCGTAGGGCGTCAAATGACGATGCCTGCTGCGATAATCCAGTACTTGCCTGGAGAGCAAGCACCTCGTTGATTCCGCCCACACCAAGGCGGTAGTCGGTCAGTGGCTGACGGTACGTCGACTGAACGTCCAACTGACTCATACCAGTCGTCTGCTGGTAGAGCATGTTCATCTTGTCGGCAGACAGTGAGTACTGATACCCAGACTGGATACGACTATCCACGGCCTTGCCGATGGCCGACGCTAGGCTTCCAATGATGTTCGCAGCGACGGCTGCTCCACCACCACCGCCTCCACCACCGGCAGCGGAAATCGCTGAGGCGATTCCTCCACCAGCACCGCCACCTACTGCTGGAGTAGGAGCACCCTGACCAGCCGCCTTAGCCGCCATAGCGGCCATCTTGGAGTGTGGGTTGCTTGAGTCTTGCGCTCCTTGTCCTTGAATAGCGCCTTTGGCACTAACGGACAACTTGGAGATAGTTTCAAGTTCCTTACGTACACCAACAAGCGTCTCGTGCAGAGTCTTGAAGTCTTTGTTCAGAGACGTTACGGCAGACGAATCGACCTTAAATGCTGCCTTGAGGGACTTAAAGTGCATCCCGAGGGCATTAGACGATGATTGGTCTTCGTTTTCCACGTACTAGCCTCCGACGTTACTGCGCCATTTCGCCATTTCATACCAGTAGCGACGCTGGCGCACGGTCATGCCTTGAAGTTCTTTGAAGTTGAAACCGTTGTATACGGAGGCGATCAGTTCGTATTCCCAGTAGTTAGACACAGGATCAGCCAAATAGAAGGGACACCCAGTCGACAGTGAACGAAATGTTTTCGTCGCAATGTCCGCACGGGGCGTTCACCTCCTCAATCTGAGGACCGAACTTGTCACCAAAGAGAACCTTGATGATGGCGTTACGGTCTGCGATGCCAAGTTTCTTGGCCCACTCCACCTTGTTTGGTACTTGTGTACTCACATCGCAGCAGCGTGCGATGAGCGTCGTGTTCTGCTCGGCAGTCGTCTTGGCGTGCTTAGCGACGTAACGGCTGTCTGCTCCTGTCGGGTGTGACACCGTCACAGTTGCGCCTGACCGAAGGGTTACTTCCCGCTTTGAGCGGATTTGCTCGGTAGTGCCGAGGACCGGGAACCCATCAACCAGATCGACATTTACGTCGTTACTTCCTCCACACTGGGAGCACTTCAGTCGAAACTCCCGCTGATCTCCGTACGTGGCACGAATAGTGGCGATGAAGAGGATGTCGCGATCAGCGGTAACAAGTGAGTCGATCAGTGTTGGTGACCAACTCTCTGCTGGGCCGATTGACACAACTGTCCTAGAGAGGAGTTCAGTCATGTAGTCGGCGTACGACAGGTTGTCTCGTGTCTCAAGATGAGACAGGTGCTCTTCGTCTTCACCTGTCATCTCTCTGACTACAGCGTTGACGTGCCAGTCCCCGTTCTTGTCCTGTAGCCCCATCAGCAACGTAGCGTCGCAGTTTGGACTACCTGAAATACGGGGAACTGGCTCTTTCGACGCCTCGTCAATGACTTTGTTTACCGCATCAAGATCAGATGGGTTCATCTTATTCTGCTCCTATTAGTTGTTGATTACGCGTTCAGTACGGTAGCGAGGGCGTTGATCTCGCTTGTTTCCCATGCAAGGGTGTAACCCTCGTGGTGAACAGTGAGTTGCTGTACGAGGATGCTGCTTTCTCCAGCCCCGAGGTCGCCAAGGGCGTAGCCACCAGGCCAGCAGTTGTACAGACGGTACGCCAACTTCTTTGCGCCAGGGAACACACCTGATGAGTAAGGCATCGAAGCGTCGTTGTTGTACGTAGCAGCGTTAGTGGTGACAGGGTGATCGTGCACGTACACAAGGATGTCGCACCGATAGTCGGTGTCAGACCCCACTGAACCAATGTCAGGGTTGCCCTGGTTCCACTGGTGCATGAACTGCTGCCAACGCCACAGTTGTCCCTGACCAGCGAACACACCACGACTGAAGGTGACAGGAGCGAAGTCGCTCATGCCAACCATCTTGTGCGTGTGCGTGTTCATGCCACCCTCGCGGTACGGGATGACTTGGTTGGTCACGCTGACCCCAGACACCGCTGCAAAGCCGATTGTGAGTGCACTGGAGTTGCCAAGACCGAACAGATCATCGTCGGTGTTGCCCCCAGCCTTGGGAATGATCTCCACGGTGAACTTAAAGTTCCGAAGAGGGTCAGTGCGTGTAACAGTTACAGCCATGATGGGTACTCCTATTCGCTAATTCCGCCAGCCAACTGGCTGATTGTGATGACTACGAACTCGCCTGGATACTGGAGCGCAACACCGACCTGTACGCGCACCTCACCAGAGTCGATTACTGCCGGGGTGTTGACGGTCTCGTCGCACACCACGAAGAACGCCTCGCCAGGGCTACGGCCCTTGAGACCGCCTGCACCCCAGAAATCGGTGAGCATCGAACCAAGGCGCACGTTGATGGCGTTCCACAGGCGCTGATCGTTTGGCTCAAACACAGCGAAGCGAGTAACTTCAATCGACCGCTGCTTCACGTAGTTGAGTGAGCGACGGATGCTGATGTACTTGTCTGGCTTGCTGGTTTCCAGCGTGCGTGCACCAAGAACGACAACGCCAGCACCTGGGATCGCCTTGAAGGCGTTAACGCCAGAGTTGTACAGGGTACCGATGTCGTTCTCGGTGAGATTCAGCACGGTACCAAGAGCGTTACGGATGTCTGCGTTGTAGCCAGCCGGTGGCTTAGCCACAGTGCGTTCGATCTCGGTACGGACGTACAGACCAGCAACAGCACCACCAGGATATGTGTTTCGGACAGCGCCGATACCTGACTTTGATGGGTCTACCATCGTGAGCATGCCGTAGTACGGAGCGCCCCAGCCTTTGGGGCTGTATGAAGCCACAGCGTTGCTGATGGCAACAGTTGTCGTGGAGGCTGGGTTTGGATCGATGATCACAAATGAGGTGCCACGAGTCTGGGCCTTAGTAAGCGCCAAGTTGACTGTAGTCGTATCCGACTTACCAACCACGTTGATGAGCAGTGAGTCATTGATCGTGTCCAGCAGGTCAAGTGCACGACCGTAGGCTGCTGCGTCAGCGTCGGCATCTTGAATACTGCCGCCAGTGAAGAGGCCAGTGCTTGAGAACGTCAGAGCGCCAGTAGTAGCACCCACGAACGGAGCGATGTCGACCTGGCCAGAACGAACACGGACGTAGTTTGAGTACGTGTTCAGAATCGTAGGCGCATAGCGACTGGAGTTAGGGTCTGGGCTGAGATCTGGCCAGAACTCCACCTCAGTACCTGTTGCCGTGTTGCCGCCTACGAGGATGCGCAGGTTGAACGTAGCGACAGTAGTCGCTGGGCTAGAGGTGGGCGTAAGGGTGCTACCAGCGGTCACCTGGCAGATAAGACCGCCACCGACTGCCGTGTTAGCAGTGTTGCCCCAGTCGCCGGGGTTACGGGCATCCAGCGTCATCAGAACGCCGGTAGCGGATGCACCTGTAGCAGGGACACGGCTGTACGTGATGGTTGCTGATGCTGCGGTTGAGTTGCTGCCGTAGGCACGTACTACGTAGGCGTCACGACCGCCGTTAGCGAAGTACTGATACAGAGCGAACCCGAGATCGTACGAGTTGTCTAGATCACCGTACTGTGCCCGGTACTCGGGCCATGAACGGACTAGAACTGGTTCGGTTACCGTACCACGAAGACTCTTACCAATGAAGGCAGCAGCAGTTGCGCCAGAGGCGCGAGTAGTTGCACGTGCCTTGAAAGGCGCTTCTGATACGTATACGCCTGGAACTGAGAAGGGCATTAGAATTCCTCCGTAATTGTGTAAGGAGAGCGGCTGATAGAACCTGTTTGTGGTACGGAAGAAGTCAACGAACCCGCGACTTGGTCTACTCGTTTTACTTGATAGAACTGCGAGTAAGGCAGTTCTGCTGATACTTGGATAGTATACACCTTTCGGAATATACGTTTCCTATACCCCGCCTCTGGATCTAGAAGATCGGCAGTAACCCAATCTAGGAGATCGAAGCGACGAATCGTGTCATCCGTTTCTACGTGTAGGTACCCGTAACGGAATGGCGTAATAGATCCTAACATTTGAGAAGTCAGTTGTCGATCATGCAGAGCAGTTCTTGCAAAAGTCGACACCTGATACAGAAGATCGACTGGAACGAAGTCCCACCCAGAGTAAGCGACAAGACCAGCACCAGCGCTTGCTCCAAGGTCAGCAGACGTACTCGGCCAATATGTCAGCGCATCAGGTGCCGTGGCTGATGACGCTGAGTAGGGGTTAGGTGTGTAGACCCTCGCCTCAGAGTGCTGACGCTGACGAGCATGAGAAATGTCGATGTTCTCAATGGTGATGAACGGGTAGTTGCGTTCAGTCTCGTTGTCTGGATAGCGGTAGAACACCTGCACAGGGCGTTGAGCATTGCGGTCATCAGTGACCTTGATGTTGGAGAATCGCAACTTAACAGCAGCGTCTTCTGCAAGAAGGAATCCGACAGGTGCTGTCATCAGTACATCTTCTCCAGATGCTCACTGACACGAGCAGAGAAGCGATTACCGTCTAGCGCACTCTTGCGGAGCAGTGGGGTAGGTGGCTCACCTGGCACACCGTACTCCATGTCCTTGATCCGCTTCGCAGCATCCTCTGACTCTGACGAGCCATAAACGATCTTGTTCTTCTTGATACGGATGTCAAGAGAAGGAGATAGATCGGAAAATCTAGAGGACTGCATTCGCTCCTTGATGGCGTCCTCTTCCTCACGCACTGTCTTTTCAAGAGCAGCACGCATGAAGGTTGGGCCTTCTTGCGCCAGGAGATCAAAGTACTCAATAACTGAAGGAACACCAGAGATGATAGGGTTGTTAGCCATGCCAGAGACAGACATGAACACCTTCCGGTTCCTGAGCAGTTGAGAACGATGAACGCTTGTTCATCGTTATTCATATGCTATCCGATAGTTGGAAGTTGTGCAGGCCACGGGTGGTTATTTGTCAAAAAACCTGCCGGTGCAGCCTCGTCGTTCACCATTTCTTGGCCGACGTACACCTCAAACCCTTCGACTACCAACATGACATCATCTTTGGCACGCCCACGTACACGGTAGGAAGCCACAGAGAAGTAACGACTGTCGTAGAGGAACATGTCGTTGAGATGCATCTGATACTCCCAAGGAGATGATACACCTGCGTCAGCAACATCAGATACTGATGCGACGAAGTTGACCAACTGAATTGGCTGACGGCCTTCTGGGATGGCGCGCTTCAAGTCTTCAGACTCAGTAATCATCAGTACTGGGACGACAGTGCCACTTGTATACCTACGCCCACCTACACCGGCTGGCGCTTCGTCATACACGTCGTTGTACACACTTTCAGTTAGCGGATCGTCGCCAAACGGAAGTGCCTCAAACCACACGATGTGTTCGCCAGATTCCCGGTGATATCGACGGTAGTGCTTCCTGATCTGAGTCAGTTCTCTACGAACGTCCATTAGTAGAGATACCCATCCATAGGAGTTACGCTCCCAGTACTTGGGTAACTATCAACGTACACATCATAGCGATTATCGTCTGGGGGCGTTTCTACGTCAATCTTGCCACTGCCGATGTTCGGCCAGACACGCTCAATCGGATCAAAGTCGCCAACCTCACGGTCCTTGAATACCGGAACAAGACGATTTGTTGTACGTGAAACCCTACGAAGGTTGAACACTTCGATGCGCTCCAGGCCAATATTGAGTGCCTTGGCCTTCTTCTCGTACTCGCCCATCCAGAACTGGAGCATGCTCTGCACCATTCTGAATCGCTGCGAGGCAGGAATGTGGATCGACTCGGAAGTCATCACATCGATGTCTCTGCTGAACTCAGTCGTCAGTGCCCAAAGCGCTTCGACGAGCGCAGAGATTCCAATTACATCGATCACTGCTGTAGACATGGACGAGGGCGGAGTGTCCAGATTGTGCGTGTGCATGTTCAGCGCAATCTGAGAGTAGAAGTCCAGGTCTGATGGAAGAATCCAGTCGTAGTAGTAGCCCTCTACAAGCAAGGTACTCCCCTGTGGTGGGGGAGAACTAATGCGTAGGAGACCGTTCCGCTCGTCAAGTGAGTAAGCAGATGTGCTCATAGAGCAGGCACCAGTACCACCTGACGGTACATACGCAATCCACATAGATGGTGCATCAATGTTGGGATGGCCAAGTTCAAACGTCCTACCTCCCACGGTAAACGATGTTTGAAAGAACTTGGGGAAGTCACGCAAGTAGTTGCGTGCAATGGATGCAATTTCTTCAAGAGCAGACATCAGTACGCCCTTACGAAGTACCTAATAGTCTTGAACGCAGGACGGTTATCAATCGTCGGAGAGACAGACCCGGTAGACGACGTGCTGTTGGTGCTAGGGGCATTTGTTGTCAACGATGCGTTATTGACAGTGACTGTGTGGGTGTGATCACCGACAGCGTTCACAGTAACTGCACCATTAGTCACTGATCCGGTGTGAGAGTGGTTATCGTTTAGGGCAACTAAACTATCTTGCTCTGCGTAGTCAAGCGGAGACCCACCTCCTCCCAACTGCATTAGTTGCAGTGCATAGTCACTGGGAACTGTAGTGGACGTGAAGGGGAACGTACCAGTTACCTGCCACGTCAATCCTCCAGGTTGTGGGTACTGGGGAGTCGGCCTTCTAACGGACACAAACCCATAAGAGTTATACTCAAAAGTGTTAAACCCAACGGGATGGACAGCGTGACCATGCCCATAGATATTAGTAGTGATTGCTGTACTGTTCAGAGCACCACTATGGCCGTGCCCACCGCCTGCACCTGTCGACACCGTCCCATGACCGTGGGCTGGCAGGGTATGCACGTGGTTGCTCAGGTCATGAACGTGCGCTAGCAGCGGAATGGTGACACTGTCAGCACCACCAGACGCAGTAACGAGTCCACTTCCTCCTGTTGCAGCACCGCCACGAAGGAATTGGTTTGAGTAGTCTGGTAGCGTGATGGGCTGTGACACACCCCAGGCAGTAGCAAGACCATCGTACAGTGGGTCATTTGGTAGCGCAGTGCCATTGCACTCTTTGAACCTGGCTGGTGGCGTAGTGTTTGCTGGCCACGTAACAACCATGCCCACCGGAACAATGTCGTCAACTACAGACTGACTGGCTACCTGCAACCAGTTACCCGCTGCCCTAACGTACACAGCGTTAGTGGTAGAGGTAGGAGATGCTAGGACTACAACGTCGCCGTTAATCCCTTGTCCTGCTGATGGTACAGCAGCCTGAGTCCAGGTGATGTTGCCCGTGTACATGGTGCGCTTGTCAATCAAGTGCCCGTCAACGGTAGAACCTGCGGCGGCACGGAAGATCGCACAGATAAGAGCGTCTGTGTCAGGGTTGTAGTAGTTGTTCTTCTGGGCAGTCGTGTCCGATGAAAGAGCAGTACTCGTACTCTTAGGGAACACCGGATTAGTGGAGGACGACACACCGTCTAGTTTGACGATGGACACGGTAGAACCGCTAAGTCTTGCTACCAGCAGGGAGAACTGTACGTTTGAAGGAACGGTGTCTGGAGCAGCGTTAACAACGCTGTACGTACTGAAGGAGTACGGTACACCAGCGATAACGGCTACGCCCCCCGTTACGTTGATGGTTCCGCCTGACTGCGTGGTAACACCACCCGAACGGATGAAGTTCGACCGATTGCCGAGCGCTTCAATGTCTAGAGCATCAGGCTCTGCCTGGTTGATGTTGGCAAAGCGAAGAGCAGACCCCGTGTCGGTTGCGTTCGGGATGATGTGTGCCACGGTGTTCCTTACAGAGTGTCGTAGATGTTTCCTGCTGCTCGTAGGTACTCATAGAGTTCCACGGGCAACTGGTAACGCTTGCCGTCCTCAAAGTCGTATGACTCAAGACCCCAGTACATCGTCCACGTACCCTTTACGCGACCAGACTTGGTCGGGGTACCGACTACAACTGCTGACTCCACCTGGACTGCTTCGTCCTGATCGTCGAACTCGTCAGCAACGGGGATGTTGTTACGTGCCATTTTATGTCTCCTGTTTAATTGGCCCTGTGACTACTACAAGGTAGTCCACTTGTGAGATGGATAGTAGTTGTGAATCGACCACGGTCAACTCATGGCTGATGATCTAGACGCTTTGGCCTAGAAGCACTAGAACAACGCAACGATGTTAGATGCGCTGGTACCAGTTGCAAATACCCTCTCAGCATGGATCGGGAGGATAGCCCCAGCGGGTACTGCTGTGAAGGTTACCGACGCCCCCGCTGCATCGTCTCGCAATCTAACCCTAACGGTACCAGTACTCCCGACGTACAGGGCATTTGCGGTGAATGCAAGATCAGTTGAGTCCGATGGGGTAACGGCAAGGGCTGCACCGGCTGGCTGGTTGGCGTCTGGACCTAATTGACCAGCAAAACGAGGGTGTTGTGAGGCCACGGAATCTCCTTATCGGCTTTTATCGCATCGTAGCACAATATGTGCTGACATTGAGAAGGGGCGTGGGCGAAATACCCACGCCCCTTCAATAGGCACTGACGCTGTGCTATCAGCCGCCGTAGATCGAACCGCCGAGCGTGTTGATGAGAACACGGCTCTCGTGGGTGATCATACCGAAGCCCCAGATGGCGTACCAGGCGAGGCCGTGCTCACGACCGAAGTCGATGACACCGCCGTCACGCAGTTCCACTGGGAGGGCAATAGCGTGACCGAAGGTGTTGTCACCGATCATCACAGCGTTGTAGGTGTTGGCGTTGGTCAGCGTCGTCAGGCTGTTGTTGATGCCTGACGATGCGAGAGCACCCTGGAGAACCTGGGTGGTCTCAATGAACACCACGTCGTACAGGCGACCGATCTCACCGAGCATGAAGTTGCCGGGAGCGGCGTACTTCGTGACTTCGATGAACTCGGG